TGAATTAAATCTTGTTCTTCCTGAGATAATACCTCTTCTGCCGTGGGTTTTAAAGGCTTCATGCGACGCTTTGGTGTAGGGGCTACTACTTCTTGCGCTACCGCTTCTGGTGCTACTTGTTGTTCTACAACCTCTTTAGGTTTTCTTCCGCGTTTCTTAGGCTCAGGAATACTAAACTCAGGACGCTCTAAAAAGCCAGTAACACCTTCAATAATTTTAACGCCACGATCTCCGCCAGCATAATCTTCCAAAATAGTTTTAACTTCTTTTGCTACTTTAGGGTCGCTTAAATCTTTGCCTAACAGTTGTTCTCTTAGCTTTTTATTAGTAGCCCCAATGTTCATAGCTTTAAAATCAGCTTCTGTAATTGGGCGGCTAGGCTCTACTATTCCTTCAGCATTAGGCTGAACATAAGAAAACGCGGATTCTTTAGCTTTTAATTCGTCTTGGCGAGCAATAGCCGCTTCTCGTCTTGCTGTAGCGTTCTCTGCAGATTGTGCTGCTTTGGCTTTTGAGGCTTCAACGTTAGCTAATAATTCATTGTATGCGTCAGACTGAGTAAACCTATCCCCAAGTCTCTCACGCATAATGCGCATCTCTGTATCTTTTTGCTCAGCTTCATAAGCATCACGGCGTGCTTGGTCAATTGCTGCTACCGCATCCTCCTGTGCTTTAATTGTGTCTTGCTTAAACTGCTCAATATCGGCTATAGCTTGAAGTCTTTGGTCTTCTCTACCACCTGTAACCATGCCGGATACACCACCAAATAAGCCACCACCCAATGCACCCATACCTGCTGCCGCACCAACACCTTTAGTTAAGCTAAGCTCAGGATTAATTTCTTGCAAGCCTACGTTAGATATAAACTTACCGCCGCCTTCTTCTAATCCTTCAGATGCCGCTTCACCTACAAAGCCTTTAGTAAACCCACCAACACCAGGCATACCTTTACCAGCAAGGGCACGTTCAATAGTTGCACCGCCAGGAAGTCTAGCTGCTCCTAAAGATAAGAAAGATGCCTCAATAGCGGCAACACGTCCTTTAGCTAAGGCAATTCCTGTAGCTTCCTCATCGGATATATCAGGGTTTTGTTTTTTAACTTCTTTATATGCGGCTATATAAGTATCTGAACCAACATCGGCACCTTGCATTGCAGCACCTGTACCAATAGCACCACGAACACCAGCTTTACCAAGAGCTTCTTCAGTAGCACCAACCATCAATGCTTTAGTAGTACCACGAGCAATTAAACCACCACCCCATGAACCAAGTAAATTAGGTACTTGTTCTGCAAAAAACGATGTCAACAAAGCTGGGTCTCTAACCGTTTCTTTAATGGCTGTACCAAACTCAGCCAACATTCCATCAGCCTTTTCAATCTTTTGGGCACGAACAGCTTCTTTACCTCTAAGGATTGGCGATTTTGCTTCTTGTCCAAACTGTTCTATTTGTTTACCAATACCCTGCAGTCCAGTATCAGATTCTTCAGCTTTAGTTATTCCAGCTAATTGAGAAATCTGTCCGGGTATTTGTGCAAGTTGTCCAACACCACTAACTAAACTTGCTCCAACGTCAGTAATGGCTTCGCCGAAACCACGTTTTTGTTTAGCGGCTACATCAGGAAAAGCTTCTAAAATCTGTTTGTTAACGGTTTCTTTTGATACATCATCAGGAATATCTCGAAGTATTGTTCCGTTAGGAAGCTGAATATTGTATGGCATTGCCTATACCTTTATTTTTTCAAGCTGTTTGCAAAATCACTATACGATAATGTAGTTGCAACAGGACCAGCTGCACCGCCACCAAGAGCACTTAAAACTGAATTTCTTGCAATTTGCATTAATTCTTCAGAAGATTTACCGTAATATGGACTACCCATTTTTGCTGCGCCTTTTAATAATTCAGTATGCGCTCTTCCAATAGCGTTTAACGTAGCAATATCCATTTTGGTATCGCCAGCCACACCAAGATTAGCGCCTTTTGATTTAAGGAATTCTCCGTAAGCTCCGTAGTATCCACCTTTGTCTTCAGCTTCTTTTCTCATAATTGCAAGCTTCTCAGTTTCACGGGCAGCGTCTTCTTTCTTCATACCAAGAGCCATGAGTTCTTTAATATTATCACGGTCTTCTTTTCTATATCCAGCTTTATCTTGAGCATAGCCTTTAGCCGCACCCATAGCGCCTTGACCAATATTAGTAAGAGCATGTTGCGAAGTACCGCCCATAATACCAAGACCAGCTTCTAACAAACGCATATACTTATCTTGTTGACGGTCTACTTTACCTTGAGCCGCATTTTCTAAAAGCATTTTCTCGTACTCAGCATACTTGTCTTGTTTAGGATTCTTGAGTGACCCATCAGCGTTACGGTCTGCTTCGGTTGTTGCAGCCATTCTTCCTTTTTCGCCAACAGTAGGTAAAGCTTCTCCCTTTGGTGATATTTTCTTAGCAAGTGCTTCTGCTTCGTATAGTTTTGATTCGTCATTAGGACCAGCAACATATCTACCAAGCTCGTCCGGTTTTAAATTCCTTTCTTCAGGCATCATCTTTCTAACTTGCTCAGAAGTAGTAGGAATTGCAGCTTTTCGTTTTGCTTCTTCTACAGCTGCAACGTCACGGGCAGTATCTTCAGGGCGATTAACAAACATTGGACGCTGACCTGATCTTGCTTCAGAAGCGGCATTAAATGCTACAGCTTGCTCTCCAGGAGATTGCCTTATAAACCTATTAAAAGGATCCATAATGCCTTGTTTAACTAGTCTATAGCTACTTTGAACTGGATCATAGTTTCTAAGTTTTGCTAATTCACCTAAACCAAAATCACCAGACACGGCTTCTTGATTACGTAAAACACGTTTCATATATTCATTGTCAGCATACGGATCTTCTACATCACTACGCTTATCGCCAGCAAACGCAACAATACCACCACCAGCATATTGCATTTCTTCGTTTACATAGCCGCCATTATCAAACGCAACAATACCGCCACCGGCGAGAGATTGTGCATCCATACCACTAGGCAAAGCAGCTACCCCTTGAGGACGTTGCATAGCTTGTAAACCAGCCATTTGTTGCGGCATCTGTTGTGGCATACCTTGAGGCATCATAGGTTGGGGTGCCGCCGCCCGTACTAAGTCTTCTTGCACTGTAGTTTGTGCAGGAGCTGGGCTATGTTGGTTTAAAGATTGGCGACGTTTAATTTCAGCCAAAGCTAAAAATTCAGGCACTGCTGGGTTTTGGCCCTGCGCATATCTAGCCAGCACATCTAACTTAACTGCTGGGTTTTCTAACTGTTTAGCAACTTGGGCATACTTACCCATTGGATTATCAATTGAGCTTCTCATGATTTTTTACCCATTAACCTGTCTAGTTCAAGTGCAGCTAAACCGCTACCTTTTTTCTCTTCAATCTTACCGCCTTTTTTCTTAGCCATACCGTACATTGCTGCACCAGTTAAACCAAGACCAGACAACTGCGATAATTGGTTTGGAGCCGCTTGATATTGCTGAGTAGTACTTTGTTGTAATGGTAAACCACGCAACATTGCATTCATCATACCCAACTGCATAAACGGATACTGTTGAGCCGTAGCGTAATCTTGAATTTGTTGGTTAATCTTCTGTTGTTCTTGTTGTTGCATTGCAGCGCCCATCTGAGACTGGGTACCAATAATGCCTTGTTGTGCTTGTTGTTGAGCAGTACCTAATTGACCTAAAGTACCAGCCGCTTGATTAGCTTGACCTAAACCTTGAAGAGCCGCACCGTAACCTTGCATACCCAAGTTAGCACCAAATTGTTGAGCCTGTTGCGCATTTTGAAATGCGTTTTGGGTACCCGTTGCTTGTATACCTTGCAATTGAGAATTTAAATTACGTTGTGCTTCAGCATTTTCAATAGCTTGGCGACTTCCACCAAAAGCTCCTTTAGCTGTAGCTTGTGCTTGTCTCATTGGTTGAGCAATTTGGTAATCACGTAACGCAGATTGTTTTTGATAGTCAACCACGTTCTGCATGTAAGGCGACATGTAACCTTGCATTGCCATTGGATCTTGTGCTTGTTGTGCGTATTGTTGCCCCGCACCGGCAGCTTGTCCTGCAATTCCTAGTGAACCCATACCTGACATACCAGCCAGTCCAGAACCAGCACCAAATTGTCCGGGCATTTGCATGTTATAGGCTTGTTGTTGGGCAGATTGTTGTAGTGGAGAAAACCCAGCTACGTAATCATTTGGATTTTCACTAAATGCTTTATATGGACGAAACGTTGTCATGTCGTCGTTGTAAATCTGCGTTTGAGCAGACTGCAACATGTTTTCTACGTAGGGGCGTGCGTATTCAGGAATGTTAGAAGTTTGTGAATAAGTAGTAGAAGGTCCAGGCGAACCGCCACCAGAAGAACCGCCAAATGGAGTTCGTGTTAGTTCGTTCGTCCAGCCGCTATGTTTGCTTTTTAATATACTCATATTTTTGCCTCTACAATTCTGTAGCGTTCTTTAAACCCATATCTAGTCCACAAACGTGCAATAGATTCTCTAGCTGCACCTTGAATCTTAGTGGCGCCATATCCTTTTAGTAGAGCAGTTAACTGCTCATACGTATCTTTACTACTAATTAACTTACCACCAATAGCAGTAATAAAAGCAACTCTATCGTTAGGCATGTTATTAAAACTAACTGCTGCTGCACCGTGTATACTATTTTCTTCATCTACTGCAACTAAAAGTAACCAATCACCTCTAGCTAAATAAGCTTTAGCCTGCTCGACTGTATAGTCATCCTCACCCCATTTTAACGCATCTGCTAAAAAATGTTCAACCAAAGGCCAAGTTTGATGAAAAAAAGTAACAGAAACAGACTTAACAGTTAAGTTCATTAACCTGCCTGACTGGAATCATAAGTAGGCAAAAAAGAAACGCTTTCTGGTTCTGGTAAGGTTGGGTTCATTTGTTCACGAGTAACAGCGGGCGCTACCCTACTTAAATTAGCAGTAATCCCTGACATGTTTGGCTTATAAGAACTTCCATATGCAGGTATTTGCCGCCCTTGTTGCATAGGTCCTTGATAGAACTGATCCATTGGGTTTTGTTGTTGAGATATAGGAGCAAACTGATTCGCCATGCTTTGATATAGTGCTTCTAACCCCATATTTTGTATGTTTTGTTGTGGGGATTGTTGCATTGGAGCATAGGTAGGAGTATAACGGTTTGAGTTTCTACTTTGTTGCGCGTTAGTAAAATTACCTATTTGTGCTTGAGGTGCTTGCTGCTCTGTATTTGTTGGTGTACCTTCCCCGCCCCCGCTCATACTGGTAACTCCTTAGCTGCTTTAGCGTTAACTGCAAACTTACCTTTACCCATAGACTTCTTACGTTTAGCTTGTACCCGTTCCATCATGGCATAAAGACGTTTAGCCCCTGCATCGGTAGAGCCATTGCCCAACTCAGACACAATACGAGCTGGAACCACAAACTCACCATCAGCAAGACGAGCAGGTTGATGACCACCAATAGTAGCAGGGATATTGTCAGACACGCCATCACCAGGACCTTTAAGCAAACGACCGCCATCTGAGTAGCTACCTAAATCAGCAATGCCTCCAGCACCCATCATAACTCCACCTTCAGCAGCATAGGTTGGGTATTTTGCTTTGTAGTATGGGTTTGGTCGTATAGGTTCTTGTGCACGAAAGTCAGGAGATATGCGCTTAAGGTAGTTACCATCGTCAGACGTATCATCTGTAGGCATTGCTTGTCGTTGTGGATTCATAGCAGCTAAAATACCGGCACCTGCTGTTGTATATCCAGCTTTTTCCAATGGAGTTTGTTTAGACCACCAGCTAGAATTAGGGTCTGCTTTTGCTGCAGCTACTGCATCTGCTTGCTGTTTCATAAGGCGTTCGCCAGCATTCATTGGAGTAGATGGGGCACTGGGGGCCGACGCAAGGTTTTCTCCTGGTATTTTAGCAAATGGATCAAATGTATTTGTTTGCCCCGATAATTCCGGGCGTCCAGAACCTGCAATCATTTGGTCAACTGTTAATCCGCTACCTTGTGGTGGTACAGGTACATTAGAAGTTAAATTATTAATACCTAGTTGGGGTACTTGGGCATTAGGAGCAAGTTGGGGGGCTTGTCCAACAGGAGCATTACCAGAACCAGGTCCAACACCACCAGAAGGTACATTTGCGGTACCTGTTAATGGATCAATAGGAGCGCCGGTAGATGGATTTACACTAAGGGCATTTGTGCCTACTTGAGTAGATTGCGATAGAGCCACATTAGGATCAGCAGTAAGAGCTTCTGTGCCACCACTTAATCCACTAATACCACCACCAATACCACCAGCTACACCGCCCATAAGAGCTGCTTTACCAACATCGCCGCCTTGAATAGCCGCACTACCACCCGAAATAAGAGCACCAGCACCCGCACCAGCAAGGATACCAGCAGAGGTAGCACCCATACCAGCACTCATTAACATAGGTGCCGCCGCACCAGCCGTAAAGTAAGTAGCCGCAGCCATAGCTACAATAGGCAAGACCTGCTCTAAAAAGCCAGCTTCATACAGTCCTGTTTCGGGGTTACGAGTTAAACTACCACCATGTGCTTTAGCTAAAGCTTGAAGACCGCCAACCTCACGGGGGGTCATATGCACTAGGACGGAGTCTTTACCTCGACCTTTATTTTCTAAGTTTTTTGCTATGTGGTGTAGGCTCATACTTGCCCCTTGGGAATAGATTTGGTTGATTTTAACATTAATATAGCGCCGATACAAAGGACATTGTTGCTACCACCGACTGGGTTGCGGGCTTTGTAGGGCTTGCGCTGGCGGCGTAGTATGGAATAGTGACATCGGTACCATTTGTGGTAGACCAGTAAATCTGTAAGTAGTCGCCAACCGCCATAGAAACGTAGTAGTTCCAGCCCTTAATATCGTGGGACGGGTCTCCTGGGTTCTTTCTTGCTAATAGCCCAACTACGCCTGTAGAACCTGGAATATCAGCTAAAGTAGTAGTTGCTGCTTTATATTGTTTAAGCCAAATATAGGTATCTTCTGGAGCAGTAGAAAGGCTTTGAAGTTGAACGCTAAATTGTAGGTTATAAAGACCGGGGTAATCGGGGGTGATTCTAGAGTTGCTTACTATAGAAAACCCGTTGGCAAAATCGGTTGTATTAAAGGTTAATGCCGTAGCGGTATTAGATGCAGCAGACTGTGATACACCACTAGAAAATGCGCCGTAAGGAAAGGTAACTGAACCACCACCAGAACCATTTAAAAGACTTGCACCAAAGTTATCAATCTGGTTAAAGTACAGACGAAGTACGTTGGAATACTGGTCAAAATAATTAGCGTTATACCCTTCCCGTGGAGCGTTTGGTAGGTTGGGTGCCTTTGAAGGGCGAAGCGGTGCAGACCTATTAAGTGCCATTATCTGCGTCCGTCTGGTCTTATATCAATACGTGGGTAGCCCATCTGCCAAGCAACACCTAACCCAGTAGACTCAATCCTATATGCCATCTGCCTACCTCTAATGCGAGTATAGACCTGCCCAGTAAATTGCTGCACCGCATAAGTTTTTTGAGCTGTGTAGTTTTGTGTACTTGCTACGCCCGGAGCATTAGGCGTTCCATAAGCTGTTCCTGAGTTAACACGAGGCAGTACCACCATAGTTACTGACGGTAAATTTGCACTAGAGCCATTAAAAGTTAAGTCAGGTAGTATGCGCCACACAAACCCAAAGTTATACCCATCGCCAATGTCAAAGTCAGACGATTGAATATAAGACACAATAGGTACTGGGGTTAACCCTGATACATCGTCATTACCGTTTTCGTGATAAAGGACTCGGTAGTTAACAGTATCGGCGCCCATCGGGAATGTACGTAAACCAGAATCTAACCAAGCAGTACGGCTCATAGTACCATACGCCCAAACATCGTCTAAATAATCGTAAATAACATAGCGGTCAACAACGTTGCTATTAGCAGAGCAATAGAACCACCAAATCTCGTTATACCCCTCAATAGATCCCGCAAATACTTGAAAGTTTTGCGCTTGATTAATATCTTGGTAAACGTATTGACGTAATGCGGAAGGCAGTGTTTCTACACGACCGTTGTAGCGATAGAACTTATCTGTGCCCATCCAGTAGGTTACGTTATTAACCGTAATAGAAGCATTAGGCCCCATGATAGATATGTTGTCTTGCAACAATTGGAAACCCCAAATATACGGAGGCCCAAGATACTGCATAGAGTAAAGCGCTGCATCGGACCAAACCAAGATTTCTTGACGGGTTGAACGAGCGCAAACAATGTAAGAACCGATATTAAGGCGGTATTCACCAGACTGGTTTGTTATGGCAGGCACCCATTCGTAGGGGTTTTCTTGGTCAGACCAGCGAACTAATAGCGGATCAAAAGTAGTGTTGGCGTTTGTAGGGTCATATGGGTTAGCACCAAAAGCTACAACAAAACGTTGAATTGCCGAACCAATAATTTGATTAGTATTATTAGGTACAAACTGCCCTGAGAAGCCTGCTGCGGTTGATTCTGCCGATAAAAGTTGTGCTCTAGTTGCAAGACCACCAACAGCGCCGCTTGGATAGGTTTGACCTGACGGTATCCAGTAATAAATTTCGCCGCCACGAGGAGCAAGAACCAAGTCTTGTCCAAAGTTGTCATTAGTCCATAAGCGTAACTGTTGAGCAATACCAACATCAGCTGCCGCACCCCAACCACGAACTGGAGCTACAGGAGTATTAATAACAACTGTGCCTCCAGAAGCTGTACCAGAAGTTGTTGTATATGTGTTAGAACCAATAACTGTAGAAATTGTAAACGTATTAGCCCCAGTATTAGTTATTGGAAATGCCTTTTGTAATACCAGTCGGTTTATACCGCAAGCATCTGCAGAAATACTAGAGAAATATACGTAGTCGCCAGTAGTCAAGCCATGCCCTGTTTTAGTAACAGTAAGAACAGAAACTCCTGCGCCAGTAGCTGTAAATGGGTTAGTAAGAGTTGTATCAACATAAGAAGGCCAAGTACCAGCGCCCCACCCAGTACCTGCAACCGCAATATCTAGACCGGTATTGATTTGAAACGCGGCAATAATAGCAGTTCCGCCACCAGCAGTAACAGTAGACGTAGCAGAAGTTGTTGTTCTAAATGTAAATTGTGTGGTGGATACGTACGTTATCTGTTGCTCAGCATTTAATTCCGTAGCGGGGATTCCGCCAACTGCAGTAGATCCAGAGATGGTAACAAAATCATTATTAACTCCACCATAGCCAGCAAGTGTTACAGTAACAAGATTAGAGCCGTTTGTTGTAGCGAACATGTTGTCCGTGCTAGGGGTTGTGCTGTGAGTATAGGTAGTCCTGAGAGGAGTTACATCGTTATAGTTACCACCCTGCTCAATGTAATATTTAAGGTTAGTGCCGACACCCAATAAGTTAGAACCGTTTAACGTGCCCCAATTCCAAAGAATACGGCAAATACCTTGATATACACTATTTGAAAGACGTGTCCAACCACCAATCTTTTCTGCGTTACCAGAACGAAAGCGTATTTTATCGCAGTCAAACCAACCACCCTCATTGGTGTAGTTTGTGCCCTCTTTGTTGATACCGGGCTTAAAGACTAGTTTTTGTAATGGCATAGGTTATCCTAGTGCTGCAAGTGCTTTAGTAGTTTTGGCAATTCTGTCATCTAAACCAATCAACCCACCGTTAATACGTTTAGTAATCTGGCCGTGTTCTTGGGCATCCGCCAATTCGTTTAATCCTTTTTTGTTCCAGAACCATCCTGCTGACATAACTGCATGTCGTGGATCCAACAATAAATCAGGTTCAGACAAAAGGTCAACACCAATAGCCAGTCCGCATCGTTCATAATTTTCTTTGCCTGTTAGCTGAATCAGGCCCCTACCTAAATATTTAGCGGCCTCTTCCTCACTAGTATTACCAAGACGTCCGTTGTATACCTTACCTGCAATTTTAGCTGGTTGACGTGCATATTGGTCTGCGATTTCTTTGGTTGAAAAACGACTAGGCCAGGTTTTCATAAGCCCTTCGGCGCTGTAGTTAAGGTTTTCCTGCAGGGTTTTAAAGTTACCAGACTCGTGAGCACACTGCCCCAAAAACGCAGATTGACGCCGGGGGGTATTAATATCGTATTTGTCAAAGGCAGCCTGTAATGGCTCCTCCCATTTAGTGTCAATACCAAGGATTTGAAGTGCATTACTCAGACTCATTGCTGTCTTGTCCTATTTTAATACCTGTAATTAAACCAATAAACCCACCAATAATAGTTTGAAACGCTGGGGTAATAGCTTCAAAGATCTTGTCATTACTAATATTAGTATCAAACATACCAACCATCATTGTTCCTACCATACCTACTATTACCACACAAAGAGTGATGGTTACACATACGGTTACAAAACCAGGCACAGATTCTTTACTTATCATTCTTTAGCCTTATTCTTAGAATCCATAATTTTTTCTAAACTACGTCCGCCAAAGTAAGCAGTCATTACCAACATACCCCATTGACCAAGCAGCTCTACGTAAGCACCCCTTGTTTCATGCCCTAGCATGGACATAAACGCAAAAAAGGT